ACACAGTGTATGCATTTACACGGATGTAACCTGTATTTGCTTTTGGTATGCCACCTGACAGGAATGTTACTGCACCGTCCAAGTTCGCATATGTTTTTGCTTGCGCTGCAACCACATTGCCGGTGGTGCTTTCATCATTTGTACCCGCCGCAATTTGAAAGGGACTAGTGGTATTCTGATACGTTTGACCTATCCAATTGTATACGTTGGCGCCCGCCAGTGTTACAGTAGGGCTACCTGTGTTGTAGTATGGAATACCCGAAATATAACGATATGTGCCGTTAGTGGCATTTGCAACTGTTGCATTAGTCAAGTCAACTGTGGGCACCAGGGTAACATCATCTTTTACAAATTCAATTATGTTAGTATTTCCACTGGTAGTATGCGCTAACTTCATGTTGTTCACGCCAGGACTCAATGCGCTGACTGCTTCTGATACAGTGGCTTTTAATCCTTTGTATAACCCTGGACTATAAATTGACAGAGCAAATGTGGTTGATAGCCCAGCGCTGGTTAGCAAGTTATAGTCACTCTCTGAGTTCAGAATTAATGCGCCGTTTGTGCCTGAGTTATCAGCAGAGGTCAACTCTATGTTACCTAAATCCACACCGTTAATGTAAGCTGCCAGTGTGCCACTGTCGCCATCATATGCATATGAGGTCAATGTAACAGAGTTTGCACTGCCAGTTAATATTCTGTTCACTGCCACACCTGCAGTATAAGTTGTTGCGCCGCCTGTGTTGTTTGCAAATTCACTGGCAAGATATGGACTTGTACCCACGCTGCTGCTGAATGTGATTGTCTTCGTGCCAAGTCCTGCAGGAGCGCTAATTGCAGGATCATATACTTTGATAGCTGCTGTACTATTTGGACCAGCTGCTATATAACTTGGAGTTGCTGTACTATGACTGGTAATAGTCAATGTGATTGTTTTTGCACCAGTACCTGAGTTCTGTCCAGTAGCATAAACGTGGCTCTTTCTGCCGCCGCCCACTCCGCCTGCAACACTGTCACTGGCTATAGTATCGGTATTGCCATCACCCCAATTGATAGTGTAGGTAACTGCTGCACCAGTTGTGTTTGTTGTTGTATTCTCTAAATAGACTGTTTCGCCTTCTGAAGCATAAAGTGTACTACCAGATAGTGCGGCGCCACCAGTGCTTGCTCTGTATAATCCAAAAGTTACTACAGGGTTTGCTGTGTAAATTGTTATGTAACTGTCCCGTGAGAAGCTGGCTTCACTGCCGGTTCCACTACCTGCATTGTTATATGCTCTGACTGTTATAGTGTAGGGTGATCCCAAATTGGTTGCATACACATGTGTTGGCGTGGTACTGGTTGCTGCCAACGACTGTGTGCCATCGCCCCATGTGATGTCGTATCTGTTTGGATTACCAACTGAAGTTATTGTCAGGGTGACCGTTGTTCCTGCTCCGCCTGCTGTTGGTGTACCAGTGAACGAAACGCTCTTAACGTAAGTATTGTTTCTCACGTTCTCCATTGCTTCATTCAAGTCATCAATTGCGTCTGTCACTGTTGTAGAAGTTTCCCAAGTAGTAACCGTACCTGGAGATACTAAATCACTATCAGTTGGTGTACCCAGCGTGACTACGTTTCCAGTAATACCCGCGCCCGCAGCATTAATATTGGTTAATCCGCTGCCGTCGCCAATAAAATAGCCTGCTCTAACATTGCCCAACTCATTGATAGTTACTACGTTTTCATTTAGTGTAACATTGCTGCTAAATGCAAACTCTGCATTGCTGTTATCCCACCCTATAAATGCGGCTTTGGCTGCGCCTCCGCTGTAATAGTGTAATACCTCGCCTCTGTCTTTACCATCGTTTAGTGTAAGTGGTGCGCCATCTGCGAGATTGCCCAATTGAATAATAGGGTCTTTGATATTTAGGGCAGTTACATTGACGTATGCAGTATCACCTGAGACTACCAAGTTGCCTGTTATTGTTGCGTCAGTAACATATAATCCATTGCCCACAAATGTGTTGGCTGCAATATTACCGGTACCTGTTCTGAATGCTAATGTGTCCGGTGTGGCTAATACGTTTGCATTGATAAAACCTGTACTGATATCGACCCAAGCAAATACTGGACTACCATCATTGATATATTGATATATCACATCATTGTCTGTATCGTACCATTGGTCACCCAATTGTGGATTAGCTGGACTAGTTGGGGAGCTTACAAATGTGGGTACTGACTTGCTGTCTCTGGTCAAGTAGTTTGATACTTCTACATTACCAGTAACAGTTAGTGTATTACTTACATCATTGAACGCAAACGCAGCACTAGCACCAATATTACCATCGTTGTTATAAACTATCTCGTTTGCATTACCAGGAGCAGATATATTTCCCAATACTGTCAGGCTGGTGAGAGAACCAATGCTGGTGATATTTGGCTGAGCTGATGCTACGACATTGGTTGCGTAAGTTGCAAGGTTGGCAAATTCTACTTCGCCGGCAACATTGGCGCCAGCCACACTGTTAGCTACTGCAGCAAATGCCACTTCTCCGGTTACATTTGCCCCCTGTATATTACTTAAATTATTGCCGCTGCCAATAAAATAGTTGGCAATCGTTGCGTTACCTAAATTGGCATTGCCTGATTTTAAGTTACCAGTAATGTTCAGTGAAACTAGAGTACCAACACTGGTTATATTTGGCTGATCATTGACTGTAACCGTGCCTGCTCTTGTTGCTGTGTAGGCCAGTGTTGCAGTGTCAGCAGTAACTGCATGATCTGCATTGTCTACTACTCCAGTTACATTTTCACCTGTTATACTGGTTAATAAGTATCCGTTACCTGTAAAGAAGTTGGCAATTGCCAAGTTACCTAAATTGGCGTTACCAACGTCAATGTTACCAATGACAGTTAAACTGATCAGTTCACCCAAGCTGGTGATATTTGGCTGCTCAGCTATCGTGACATTACCTGCATAGTTGGAGTTGTTGGCCTGCTCAGCAGATGTTGCAAAGGTAGCTAAAGGCACTTCACTTACGTTTGCACCGTTTATGTTATCCAGTCTGGATCCATTGCCCACAAAGAACGTGCCAGTGACTATGCCAGCATCGATATCTCCATCAACCGTCAATCCAGTCAACGTGCCCACGCTAGTGATATTTGGCTGGGCACTGAATGCCACGGTGTTAGCTATGTTTGAATATTCTGCGTGATTGGCATTTTTTACTATACCAGTTACATTATCACCAGTTAGATTGGTCAACGATCTACCGTTACCAATAAAGTAATTGGCAATGACTTGATCACCCAAGTTGGCGCCAGTTAATGATTTAATTTCGCCAGATACAGTCAAGCCAGTTAATGTTCCAACACTGGTAATAGCAGGCTGAGTGGCGCCAACTACGGTGACTGCCGAAGTTGCATACGTAGAATAAGTAGCAAAATTTGCATATTCCACTTCACCAACAACATTAGCACCTGGTAAGTTATCTAGGTTTCCGCCGTCGCCTACAAAATACACAGCAGTGGCACTGGTTCCTAAGTCACTGCTGCCCAGTACAATCAAGCTGTCCAATGATCCCAGTGAGGTTATGTTTGGTTGAGCCGATGCTGTTACGTTTCCAGCATACGCAGAATAGTTTGCAGTGTTTGAGTATTCTGCGTTTGCAACTATACCAGTTACATTCGCGCCTGCAATTTCAGTTAACCCAACACCATTGCCAACAAAATTCTGTGCTCGTAAATTGCCATATTCATGTACTATTACTTCATTTTCTACATAAGATATATTGCTGGCAAAAATGAATTGACTGGAATTGCTGTTCCAGCCCATGAATGCATCAACTGGTCTGCCAGTACCTGGGTTGCCCACAAAGTAATGTAGTAGAGTACCTCTGTTAATAGTGTCATTGGCTGTCAGCGGGTATCCAAATGGGCTGCCGCCTTGCTCGACTATTGGATCTGTAATATTTACTGTTTGTACATTCGCATAAACAGCAGTACCCTGTACAACCAAGTTGCCAAATATAGTAGCATCGCCCTGTACCACCAGGGTTGATTGCGCTATAATAGCCCCTTGTACTTCTAATTCTTGTAGGCTTCCCAACTTGGTAATATTTGTTTGGTCACTGCCGATAACAGTCTGTGTGGTAGTTGACTCCAGTGCGTTTAGTGTTGTTCCAGCAAAATTTGCAAAGTTGGCATTTTTTACCCAACCAGTTACATTGTCACCTGTTATGTTGGCCAGGCTGGCCGCTTCGCCAGCAAAGGCAGTGGCTGATAGTGTACCCGTAGTTGGTGCAAACATTAGATTGGTATCACCAGCCAGTTGTTGCCCAACGTTAAACTGTATTGAATAATCAGGACCTGCGGCTGCCAACTGTGCAACATCACTGAACACTAGATTGCCAGCGCCGTCAGTGGAAATAAACTGTCCAGCAGTACCGCCAGAGACTACCAGATTACTGATAGTACCCAGATTAGCCAAACCAGTCACATTGAGAGCGTTGGCAATGACTTTACCATTGCGATCAACCACTTCAATGGTAGGATATACTCCTACGCTAAACCCTGATTCACTATTAAAGTTTTTTAATGCCATATGTTGTTCTCGTTATCCGGCCGTGATTAAATTGTTTTGTACTGCGTGGTCCACACTGTCAAGTTGCTGCTGCCAGGAGCTACTACCAGATTTATATAGCCATCAGCGTAAGTTATACTTAACACCCCTGTTAATCCACCCACGGTTACTGCACCATATTTAGAATAATCTACAATCGTATTGTTATGTACAACAGAGATAGTTTCCACACTGTATTTGGATCCCAGCGAGTCTTCTCCCTTGACGAAGAACTCTACTCCCCTAATATCTTCTACTGAAATTTGTGCTATTAACTGGTTTGGACTGATTGTCTCGGTCGAAGCTGTTGCCCAGCCTATGTTAGTGCTGCCCAGCTGTACATTGTTTTCTGCAGCTACACTGGTTGCAGTAAATGCACCCGTTACGTCAGCACCAGCAGTAGTCACGGTTAACACGTTGGCTACGCCTGTTACACTCACTGTAACATTACTATTCAGATCAACTTTTACATTGCTTGTACCATTGTGCAATTCTGATGTGACTGGGGTATCGAAGAATAAGCTGCCACTTCCATCAGTGGTTAATACCTGTCCACTGATACCATCTGCTACGGGATAAGTTACACCCTTCACAGTTAACAGATTTGCAGTGATTGAATTGGCTGTGGTTAATCCAGCGACTGTTAGTGTATCTTGAGTACCCAGTTGTGTTATTTCAGTTTGAGTACCAGTGGTTACTTGTCCCGACAGATTGCCGATAAAGGTGCTGGCTCTGATATTGGCATATTCATTGACACCAATCGTTTCACCAGCAGTAGTAGACACATTGCTGACTGCGATAAATTCGCCGGCAGTGGTTTTCCATCCAAAAAACTGATCATAGGGTTCAGATCCATCAGATTTATAATTGCGTAATAATAATCCACGATCAAGGCCGTCGTATCCGTCTGCGCCGGCGCCTTCGGCTGCGCCACCCAATGATACAATTGGATCCTTAACGCTCAAATTTGTTACATCAATATACTCAGTGCTGCCGCTTACTGTAAGATTACCAGCAATATACACATCACTCTGAGCAGTAATATTACCAGTTGCTGTTATTGTATTGGCAGTTAGTGCATTCACAATGTTGGCATTGCCAGTGGTGAGTACACCACTTACATCAGTGATTGAACTGTCGCCCAGTTTTATCCCTGAATTACCCACATATAGTTTATTCCACGACAGGGTAGAGTTACCCAAGCTATACGTGTTATCAGAGTTTGGTATCAAATTACCAAGTATACGGTTGGCTGTAAACTGTTCTACTTCTGCCAGCCCAGTTAATGCCAGCTGGCCCGCTGTTATCAACCCGTCTTGTGCAATAATATTATTACTTGCAATCAAGTCAAAGCCTTGAATGTTTCCAGTTACTGTTATGTTGGCCTGCGTGTCAATGTTGCCAAGTACATTTAAATTTAACAGTTGACCTACTTGAGTTATTGCAGTTTGAGTTGCCCCCAATACATTATCTGCATCTACACTGTGTGTGGCATTGGCCACTACACCAGTTATATTTGCACCTGTGATGTTGGATAACAAATATCCATCACCAGAAAAATATGTGGCACTGGCCAGATTGCCCAGTACGGCGTTGGCAGCAGCCAGGTCACCGGATATTGTAAGGCTGGTTAGCGTACCAACTTGCGTAATATTGGGCTGCTGCTCAGTTAATAACTGACCGCTTAAGTTTTCAGCACCAATGGTTCCGATACCTGTTACATTGTACGCTCTAATGTCACCCTGTAGGGTAACGAGTCCAGTGTTGTCATCGAACGTAAACAGAGAGCTACCACCAGCATTGCCCAGCTTGTTGTAAACTACCGATTGGTTTATACCCGGTACGGTCAAGTTACCTGATATATTACCAGTTACATTACCAAGAAAATATCTGGCAGATATGTTACCAGCTACCGTTAATTCGCCGCTGTCTCGGTTAAACGTCAGTTTATCACTGGCATCTAAATCGTTGTTAGTGTTGAATTGTAGTTCGCCAGCATTGCCTGCAGCATTACTGAAGTCATAGGGTACGCCATTGCTGTAGAGGTAGTTGTCACTCAGTACTGCATAGGTTGATATGTTGCCTGTTAGATTGGCATTGTTGGTTACTATGTCGCCATTGGCTAAAATAACAATGTTTGGATTTTCTCCTACCGAGAATCCCGCTACCGAATTTAGAGCCTTTATTGACATGTGTTATAGTCCTTCTTTATAAGAAGTTATCATTATTTTATATTGTGTTGGATTAGAAGTCAGTGGAGTAACAGTAAATGTGATGTAGCCATCAACGTGATTAACCTTAAAGTCACCCACTCCACCGTTCATATCAATGGTACCAAATTCATAGTAGCCAACATCGCTGCCCAATACGCTGGCAATCAGTTTGCTGGTCTGTCTGGTGTTACTGGTAGGATCGGTGGCGATTACCATGTACTCTATACTGCAAATTGTACTGGCCAATACTGAGTGTAATTGCTGGTCTGCGCCGCTGCTACTTGTAGTGGCAAACAGTACTTGACTGGTACTGAATTCATTGTCACCTGAGCCTATAGTAAAAGTATTGGCAATCAAGTTACCACCAACTATAACTGTGTCAGTGCTTGCAGTATAGGTGAATGAGCCAATTGGATCAGCAGAGCCTGCGTTGTTGTATATGATGCCGGTTTCAGGCCCGTCAATTGTAAATCCGCCTGCCAAGTTACCCACAAACGTAGTTGCAGTTATGGTGTCGCCAGCGATAATATTACCTGAAACTGAGGCATTAGCCACAGTTAGATTGCCAGTACTGTCTAAAAACGGTACGGGAGGTATGTTGTAAGTGTATCCGCCTGCCGAATTAAATGGGTCTGCTGCCATGTATGTTCCTAATCGTTATTCTTATCACTTATTTATCATTTTTGGACAAACAGTGTTTTAGCGACGACAAAAAAGCGCACTTTATGCGAACAGTGCGCTGGTTTGTCTTCCCATCCCGTTGAGAATTTTTAACGATTAGGTAGTGAACTGATTTTTGTGCAAAGTTCACGCAATTGTTTAATGTCTGTAAGCACCGCAGCTAATTCTTTTGCAGTTTGTGTATCTTCGCATTCACAGAGTTCTTTTGAATTTTTATCTCGGACTTTCTTCCCGTCATTCTTAAATGGGCCATGAAACTGATCAAACTTTTGACCATACTTTGACTCATTTACTATACCTGATATTCTTTTAAGATCGTTAATGTTTTCCATATCGTATTTATTCTAGATAATACAAATCTAGTCTTTATACCATATGCCCACATACGGCATCAGTAGAGAACCCTCAGCTAATAAGTTTTGTTCCGGGTAGTAGTCAAATCGTTCCAGAATCCAAGTATAGCGCCACTGCTTTTCTAGGTTGCCCTTTGGATACATATTAATCTTAGTTTGGGCAGGATTGATTATTCTATCTGTTTCTGTGTCAAATATCATTGGCTTCATGCCCAGACTGGGCAAAGTCTTAGTCCACAATTTCATACCACTAGCAGTTTGTTGGGTATCACTTTGTATGGATACTTTAAATTCTTCTTTAACCATTTTATAAATTTTGCCAACTAGAGCTTGGCCTTGATAGGGTGCGTATGTCATTGCATTTTGTGCTTGCCATACTTTTCCATTGAGCCTACTAGCGAATCCAGCATACGCTGCAATCTTATTATCAGCGTCAGTTAAAATAACTCCGCGTTGATCTTGATATTCAACATAATTGACTACAAAATTTTCTAGCATACCTTTTGGGCTTGATTTTTTCAGCCACAGTTCAACTGCTTCAACTGGGAAGTTTTGTGAACCAATCAACTCAATTTCATTTATCTTCATGATTAGTCGTCCTCATCGTCTTCTTCCTGATCGTCAAACTCAAGTGTAATGTTATCGTTAGCATCACTGTGAGTCAATACCTCAGTTAACAATTCTTCGGTAGACCAGCCCGAATTAGTCAAAATGTAAATTGCTTCCACGAACAAATGAAATACACTGGCAGTAAAATCAAAATTGGGTTCTACCCCCTCCAGTTCAAGTAGCTTTTCCATTGCTTGATCTGCTGCATTATTACACACATCCAAATCAAAATAATACACAGTTCCATCTGGTAATACTTCTACCACTTCGTTTTGTTTTAGTTCTTTCATTGGGATTCCTGGTTGTTCTTACATTTGGCACCGTGCCATCTGGTGTACATGCCTGCACTGGTTGTTTTGCTACAGTGCTCACATGTTTGTTTCTTCTGCGATGGATGCTTGCCCTCTGCTAACATCTTTAAGTTTGCTGCTGATCCAACAAAATTATGCGTACCCTCATCAATTCGTTTTTGATTGAGTTCAGGTCCCAAAAAATTATGGACGCCTTCTTTGACCAGTTTTTTGTTTAGCTTGCCCTGGTAGTTGGGGCTTTTTCCATTCTGCCAATGGTGTGTTCCGTTGGCCGCATTTACTGTACTGGGATTGTTTGCTATGCTGTTGTGCGTTCCTCTGGCATACGCTAACTTTGCGTTTCTACCATCTTTGTTTGGGTTACTGTCACCTTGAAATTGGTGAATACCTTGTTCTACGAGAGCCAACTGAGTTTGTCTAATTTTTTCTACTCCATCTGAGTTATTAACTGTCCAGTGGTTATCTCCGCTGAGTTTAGCGGCAACTTCAGAATTCTTCATAGGATTAGCATCACCGGTTGACCAGCCGGTACTTGCATTACTCATATTCATGCAATCAAGTTTTCCATAGTGCTCGGTTAAGTACTGGTTTTCTTTTTCAACCAAAAGTTCGAATGAGTCCACAAACTCAAGTATTTCCCTGTTTAAGTTTTCTTTTTGTTTTATTTGAGATACCCATTTACCTGAACCAAGGTAGCCGTCATCTATATCGTCTGTGCTATGTCGCCCAATGTAGTACTTACCATTGACATGAGTAGTTTTATATATAAAGTGTTTCATACAGTTATTTATCATATTCTGCTGCATTGCGAAAATAAATTTAATCCAAAAAAAAGAGCGCCGAAGCGCCCTTTTTCTTGTACTACTAATATTGCTATTAGTGGATCACTGAAATGTAAGATTAGAAATTCCAATTTCTCCGACGTAATCGGCGGCATTCCCAAAACTCGATGCAGTGTTAGTTAACTCGATATAACCATAGCGAGTCATGAAGCTAACGACTGGTTCGAAGGTTGATGGATCTAGAACAACACCACTGCTCATCAATGGAATGTATGGGCAATAGAATGCTGCTGCGTCTGTCTCACTTGAGCCTTTGTAACCAACTAGAACTGGTGTTGTGTCAGGAGCATATGAGTCAACGAACACGCGCATTGCACCATTCAATGTACCAACAAACTTGGTGTTTGTAGGTGCTTCAAATGTACCTTCTGTGGTACGTGCAAAAGCTGATGTTGTTGCTGACTGAAGAACAGTCAATGCTGCTGAGCTAACAACTGCCCAGTTACCTGCGCCACGACGAGTGCGTTGAGCGATTTTGTTAGCAACACGATTGATCAGAACAGCTAAAGCAGCGTGCTCGTCACCAACGTATGTAGCTGTACCACTAACAGTAGCTTGGTTGAAGGTTTCTTCAGTTGTAGCTAATGTACGTAGGCTCAAGAGGATCTCTTGGTCGATTTCAGCAGTAATTTCTTGTGCTAGTGCGGCCATGATTTCTGCTTCAACGTCAATACCATGTTGTGATTGAGCGTCTTGTGCAGCTTCAAATGTCCAGCGAGCTTGTAGCTTGCGTGACTTAGCTTCAACAGCTTGACGTAGGATTTGTACGCTGATCTGTTTTCCGCCATTGCCTTCAAGAGCAGCAGTATCGTTACCAGTATAACCGGTTGCGGTACCTGTACCTTGTGGTGTACGTGAATATGCTTGTGCAATCTTGAATGGGCTCAGTGCTTCTTCACCAGCGGTGATAGAAGTAGCTGCTGCTGAATTATCAGTCATGCTTTGTGCGTAACGTACACGTAGTGTGTGGATCTGTCCAACTGGACCGGTCATTGGCTGAACGCCGACTAGTTCGTTAGCGATAACTGTTGGCATTACACGACGGATAACAGGCAGAATAACACGGTTAAGTGTTGCGATGTTACCAGCAGTAGTTGTGCCAGCACTTGATTCACGTAATAAATTTTTACGGGTATTTTCTAAAATAACACCCATTGTTGAACGACGATTACCTTTTAAGCCTTCTAACAGAGCTTCTTTGGTTTCGTCCCAACGGCCTTCTAAGAGTACTTGTGACATAAATATTTCTCCTAATTCGTATGTCTATTAATTAAAGCCCTGCCAAACGTTTGATATCGATAACGTTATCACGTTGGTCAGCATCAACTTTTTGTTTGATTGCAGCTTTGTTCCCGGTTACTTCTTTTACGCTTTCATTTAAAACCTTAGTGCTAACAGCTTTATCTGGGGCGTTGTTAAGAACTGCTGGGAGATACTTGTCGAAAGCAGTCTGAAGACGCGGGGTCTGGACGCTTTCTAGTAAGTTGCGCATTAAAGTGCCTTTCTCTTGATTAAGAGTTCCGAGCAGTTCACTCATGGTCTTTTCACGTAGATTGGATTCTTTAATAACACGAACTTCACGTTCTTTGCTCTCAACCAATTGTTTTGTTTCATTGATTGAGTTGATGGATTCTGCCAATTGACGATCTTTTTCTTCTAATTGTGACAGCAATGTACGAGTTTCAGCTTTCTCATTTAAGTGAGTAACGCTAAATTCGGTTGCATACGCTTCGAAGATTTTTCTACCAAAGCTGTTCTCACGAGCAGTTTTGATATCTTCTTTCAATTGACTCATTTCCCCTTTAAGATGGCTAGTAACAACATCATTCATACGCTTGGCGCTTTCTGTAACAAACTTCTGTTTCAGTGCTACCAATTGCTTACGACCTTCTGCTACTAATTTGACCTTAGCTTCAACTACTGCTTGCTTGTCTTCCGCAAATTCTTTAATTTCACGGGCAAGAGCATGAACAATAAATTGCTCAAGCTTTTGTTGACCTTCATTTTGCATCTTGCGATCACCACGTAGTTCTCTGATTTCTTCTGATAATTTTGTTACCATAAATTCATTAAACTTGCTGGCACTTTCGCGCAATTTTAGTTGGGCTTTAACACGGTCTTCATTCATCGCTTGTCTTTCTGATTGAAATTCTTCAATTTCAGTTGATAGACTTGCAGTGACCATCTTGTCTAGGGCTTCCACCATTACATCTTTGTCATGTTCATAACGCTGTGCAAATTCTTCTCTGAGTTCTGCACGTACTTGCTCACGAGCTTCATTTAACTTGGATTCCCAAGCTTCGTTTATGGCGACGCTGGTTTCTTCGTTGATGATTCCACTCTCAAGTAATGGTTTAATGATTTCTAAAGTCATTATTTTTTCCCTTTAATCTTGAGATCATTAATAAGGCGAATTACTTCGTCTTTTAAGAACCTCTGTACTTTTTTATCGCTACTTGCATCTTTTGCAATGTCCAACAGTCTATGTCCATGCTTCAAGTTCATCATGCCTTCATAGATTGCTTTGGGATATGCGTTAGGTGCGCTAGGTTGTGCGACAATATCCACAGTGACTATTTCAAAGTCACTGACACGGCCATCACCATCGTTAACGTTTCCGCTACCTCTGCTGCTTACGCCTAGTTTGACACCACTCTCCAGCATGGTCTGTACTAAATGACCCATGGGAGTTGGTAAAATTTTTAGTTTTCCAAAACCATTAGGACCGTCCATCCACATATTTGTAATCATGTGTGATACGCGGTCTAAATTGATTTTAAGATCGTCTGGATGATCAACTTCACCCAACACGCTGTAACCATCTTTGATTTGTTCGTTTAACGTTCCAACTGCGCTTTCAATTTCAGAAACAGGGTAAACGCGCTCATTTGCGTTTTTAACCCCGCCCTGAATGAAAATACCCTTCATGTAAAGGGTCTTTAGTTCGCCGTCAGATTCCTTAACGCTTTCGACCACCATGTTAGCGCGGTCGAATGTTAAGTGTTCTTTGAGATACAAAGCCATTTGGTCTCGGACTTTCTTACTTACTTACTTTTGTTGACTTTTTTGACTCAGCCATTGGACTCTTGGTGTTGACACCAGTTGCTTGTGCTGTGTGCGGCTTTGGTGCTGTTTCTGTTTTTGCACCTTTGATGCCTACTGCATTTTTAAAGTCGCCTTTAACTGTTTGTGTTGTTGGAGCTGTGCGGCCCTTTTCGTCACCTTGACTAAAGTTAACTGATTTAGCACCAGTCTGTACTAGCTTTGGCTTGCTCAATGCTACACTCTTGGAGTTTGCACCGTCATCGCCCATTTTAGCAGTGGCTACTTTTTGCAGTTGAACTGACTCAGCCAATTGGTCTTCGTCGTCAGATGCTCCCATCATTTCTTCGTCGCCCATGTCTTCTTCGTCGCCCATGTCTTCATCGCCCATGTCTTCGTCGCCCATGTCTTCGTCGTTGCCCATTAGTTCTTCAAACTCAGCCATTAACTGGTCCAGCTTGTCTTCTAAATCAACAACGCGGTCTTCTAATTCTTCTTCTTCCATGTCGTCGCCCATGTCTTCATCGCCCATGTCGTCGCCCATATCATCATCGCCACCCATTTCGATGTCATCAAATTCGTCATCTTCTTCGGTAACGCCTTGGGTTTGTTCTACATCAATTTCGTCCAGTAGATCGCCAATTTGGCCGCCTTCTGGATTCATGCCTTCATCAGCATACATCATTGATTCATAAATTTCTCTTGACTTTTCAACGACGATATCGTGAAATAGAGCACGAGCTTGATCTTCGTTTTCATTGATGATCAAGTCGATCAGTTGTTCAAATTTTTTGTTATCCATTGTAAAGTTCTCCTATAGAAATGGCTTCGTGAAATTATTTAGTGCATAGCTGAGAAAACAGCACAATATGTGCTGTTTTTTTGCGTTTTGGCGGGAAATAGCTGAACTTTACATCGCTGGTGCTTGTTCAGCTGGTTTGTATTGATTGCGTATTTTCTTTAAACTCTGTGCTTTTTCGTAGCTGCGCACATCATTCATCTTGCGCAGTTTGTTTATTTGTCTTAGGGTAAGTTTAGTCTTGCGACTTTCTTTCCACCGTGGCTTGCTATTGTCATCTTCTTCATCTTGATAACCCTTAATTGCCGGCTCGAACATTTCAAAAAGTTTCATCTGGTGGTTCCTATAGTGTATTTATCACAGGTTACATTCCAGTAGGAGTGGGAGCTGCAGGTAAACCACCCAGTGCTTCAGGGCCCGGTACCTGCGGAGCCACTGCGCCAGGTTCCGTTTCTTCTGGTGGCGCTTCCATGCCAGCTATTTCTTCCATATCAGATTCCATATCGCCTGCACTGATACCAATATTTCTAAGATCGCTGCCCTTGGGTTCGCTATCCTCTGGCTTCTCACGTTCTTCACGCCACATTTGTTCGTTTTCTTTTATTTCTTCTTCGCTCAATCCCAAGAAACGCTTGAGAGCAAAACGTTTGGATATATAGGGAAAGCCTTCCATGGCACCAAATGTTGCCACTCGGTCCTTGTCCAGTTCGCTTTGACGATACGCAGCAAAGTTCTGTGGTTCGTTGAACTTGATGTCAAACAAACCTGAATCAATGTTGAATCCACGCCATCTTAGAAACAGTTTGAATTCTTCATCAAACTTCTGACTGATGTAGTTCTGTAATCTCTTGCAATATTCGTTGAATCTGAATTCCTGAATCATTGCAGTACCAACTCTACCATCGTTCAATGGTGACTGTCCATCGTCTGGACCAGTTGGCAAGTAGCTGCTGGGCACACGTAATCCACGTGCTAGTCTGTTGTTAAAGTACTTTAAGTCGTCAATTTCACCCAGATTTTGACCGCCTTGCAGCATCTCAACTGTGCTACCACGGCCGTCTGCTGTCATGGGAAAGAAGTAGTCTTCGTTCATGCTCAATGGGTTATAAGTGGCATCCATGCCACTTTGACCACCTGCAGCGCTGGGTATTCTGCGCTGATGAATCTCGTTCTTAACTCTGTCCACAAACGCCATGGCCATGTGACTGGGCATGTTACCCACATCAATCTTGAACATTCTGCGCTCTGGAGCACGACTGATACGATATATCAAAATCGCATCTTCTAATAATTCTTTTTGCTTGTATACTTTAAAGATGTTCTCTAAGATACTCTGACCAAATGGCCAGTAACGATCCAAGCCCTCAGTCAAGCTAAGATGCACAATGTGTTTGGCATCAATTGCTGCTTCGTTCTGTCCCAAACTAAATCTGCTGCCTGTAGTTCCGCCGGGCATAGATGGCACAGTATATCCCTGTGCTGCTCCGCCACCACCAGTACCACCAAAACCAGTACTGGGATTGGCGGCAAAATCAGTTGACACTTTCTGTGCCACTGATAGATTTTCTAGATTTGGATTTATATCCTTGACTACATACTGCTCCGGCTTCTTGCCTTCGCTTTCGTTGACAATGACCTTGGTTACCTTGGTCATGTCCACCCAGTATAACTTGAAGTTTTCTGGGTCACGAATGAATACTTGATCACCGTACTTGATGGAGTTTCTGAAAACTTTGAATGCTCTGGTATCAAATTCGTTCAGTTTACACCATTGCTGTAGTTGTTTTTTGACTATATCGACTTCATGTTCAGTTGGATCTTCTCTGAAATCAATGTTAAATGGTGTGCCGTTGTGTTCATTTTTCTGTGTACTGAACTCAGCAATGATGTCTAGACAGGCGTTTACTTCAGCATCCACGTCCATCATTTCGTACTGATTGTAACGCTCAATGCGATTTGGATGCCCAGTGTACACTTCGGGCAGCCTGTTCATGTAGTTTTTGTAACCAAATTCTTGATTATTGTAACCAGTGCTCTTGCCAGTACTGTTCCAGTTACTGGTATTACTGTTTATTCCCGATATGGGACTCAGTTGACCGGTGGTATTTGATCCAGAAAAACGCTTTTTATATGACATAGTATTATTTAGCTTTTAGTTACGTAGGTACATTTTTAGCTCACTCTGTACCGAATTGCTCATTTCTACTTGTGATATCATGGCAACGAATTTGCCTCTAATCATGTTAACCAACAATTCAGTGAGTGCATCATTGCCTGCAGCACTGTTTATCTGGTTAGCCATAACATCAGCTAATTTAGATTTGATTGAATTGGTTATGCTGCTAAAATCTGATAATTTGTCTTTATTTTTTAATTTTATTGGTACTGTGTTATTGGGCAACAGTGGAATGATAGCTTCAGTTCCATGCAGTGTTACCTCGTATCCTGATTTGGAACCGGTTGCTACACCTCCTTCAGCAAAGGCCGCATGAAAGTGGGGTCCTGTAGCACCGGGTGACCGTTCTGTAAAATACTCGTCCAATGCGGTACTAAATCCCAAATCATACAACTTTTTCTTTATCAGTTTGGCTTCTTCTGCATTCTTGGGTGGAGGATCCATGGTAAAATCCAAAGCAGTTCCAGTAACGTGTTTGCCACGTTTATGAGTTAAGTCGTTGAACGCCGTAAATTTTACCCCCGGAATTGCGGCCTGTATTCGTCTGGCCAATTCTATAAGTTTGGGATCCACTGGCCCACCTGCTATAGATTCAGCGCCCTTAATATTAAGACCAGAGTAATTATTGGCCTGTTGTTTGGCCTCTTGAACTCGTCTTTCCTCATATGCAGTTACCTCATGAGGACGTAGTGTTTCTCTGTATCTTTCTCTACGAGCCTCAGCTTCTTTTTTTTCTGCTTCAAGTTGAACCACAGTTCTACCTTTAAGCAAATCAGCTTCGCGTTTTTTGATTTCTGCTACTTCAGCTCGTTTTTTGGTTAGGTTAAGTTCATTTTCTCGTAATATGTTGGGATCAATTGTTTCTCCAGCTTGTATTCTTTTTGTTAGTAGTATATTCTGTTGTTCTGCCAGTGCTTTTTCTTTTTCTGCAGCCACAAGATTGCCGCTGATCCTTGCATAGACTTCAGTTTCCTCTGAGGTTCTGCTGACTTCCTTGTTAATATCATCAAGCTGTTGCTGTATTTCGACATCGCCGCCTAAAATTTTACGAAATTCTTCCAAATTTTCTTTTAGTGTTTCTCCAATTGGTAGTTGTAGCGCTAGTTTTAATACTCCAGTCGCCAACTGTGTCATTTTTTTAATCAACCAAATAAACACAGAATTGGCAGGGCCGGACACAGCAAGTTTTAACCTATCCAAAGCTATATTAACCGTTCTCTCCGTATTCAATTGACTGTTCTGCAGACGCTTGGCGTCGTCTATTCCTGCTTGACGTTTTTTAATCATTTCTTCTACATCTTTTTCTGTTTTTATTTGCGATAGTATTGCATCAGCCGTCATGCTTTTACCATTCAAAAACATGTTGTTACGAAAGTCTTCACTAGCACTCACCGCTTCTTGGTTAGTCCTGACATATTCTGATTCCGTTTTGGCAATAAGTTTGGCAACATCAATTCCAGTCAGTTGACCTGCTTCCACCTGCCTAACCCAACCCACTATCCTACCACCAGTTTTTGACAGCAATGCTTTGCCTTCTAGTGTAGTAGCAGTATGGTTGGCAGCTAGGTCTCTGAATGCAGCCGCGTGTTTTTCACCCAGAGTAATATTGAGCAGAGTGCCTGTTTGATCGAACGCATCTATGGCCTGTAGGTTGCCCTCTTGCTCAAGCATGCGTTTTTTTAGTGCAAATTTGGTATCTGCATTTGCCGCAGCAAGAGTCTGTGCCACCTCTTCTCGTCTGGCTCCGGTCAACATGGACAGCTTGTTAATGCTTAGTGCATACTGCACTGATCTTTCTCTGATTTGATCCGCATTTCCTGAAAGCTTGGCGCCATATCCTGACTGCAATTTGATATAATCAAGCTGCATCTTATTCAGTTGTTCGGGACCTATGCCCAACTTGAGAAATTCTTCTTGTGTTTTACCCTGAGTATTATTAAATATCAGCGCCAACTTGTCCGCTCCCTCGGAGGCAGTTGGTGCCAATGCTAGCAGGGAGTCGCCAGTTTCAGTCAACAGCTTAGAGAACGCCTCGGACTTTTCCAAATAGTACCCAGCACTGTGTGCCAATTTCAGCAGTTGATCCGAACTGTGACCTACAGTTATACCGTACTCACCCAATCCGTCATAAAACTTAATCATCGAATCATTGAATCCAAACAATGATTTTATTGTTTTTTCAATGCCAGTGATTACCAATGACAGCGCAGTTGTGGTTTTATAATTGCTACCAGTTAGCCTTCGCAGCATATTGCCCGCGCTGGTTACTGAATTATTCATTGAACTAAAACTGCCATTGACATCAAGTATACCAGTAAAGGCCGTCTTGCCCACTCTACCCAAGTCTCTAATTGCAAACTTCAATGTGTCTACTGTATCCTTGCCACGCTTGGCCGACGCTTCCGATTGCTTGGTCGCATTGGTAAAGTCTCTTACGAGGTCATTGTACTCTGCTGGATTCTGTTCTTCGGCCATTGGTTGTTATCTTTTTGAAAGTGCTAGTAATTCGCTCTGCAAACTGGTATTGTCTTTCATTTTATTCAACAACTCATCCAGTTTGTATGATAGTGCTACTATCATATCATTATTGAACGACCTGGCTGATGCTGGTGCGGTGGTAGGAGTATTACCCACTGCAGCAGTAAGATTGGACGTATATCCAGATAAGATTCTGTCTATGCTTTCAGTTTGAGTTAATAGACTATCTCGCTGGCTGGTTAGGTTTGCCGGCATCTCCAGGGTAGTGGGAATATCTCTACCGCCAGGTAATGAGATATCTATGGGTCCACTATTGGGACTGGCACCCAATGACATCATTGGGTGCTTGGCTACGCCGCCCTTATCAAATTTTTCAGTTGGAGGAGCAACCGTGCCAGCGCCGATTGAAATAGTTTTTGGTGCTGCAGCAGCAGCTGGTGCCTCAACATTAGCGCTAATAGCTGCTACGGGTGCGCTGACCTTTGCTGCTGCGTCCTTTATCTCTTGTTTTTTTCGCTCAACTGCTGCTGCCGCTTCTTTTTCTTTGAGTGCTTTGTCTACATCCTTTGTGCCCAACAATTGCTGCAACGCCAACGTAACCCCAGCCTTCTGAGCCTTGACTTTTTTTTCTTCTCCCTCAATCAGATTCATCCTGGCTGTTGCTATCAAGCCCTCAGCTATATTCGGCTTCGATCCTTTTTGCTTCAGCACCCACAGTTTTTTTCCTTCCACTTCAGCCAGGGCAGCAACTGAAGCTTGTTGCATCTTGACCAAATCTTCAATGCTGTCAAACATGTAGGGAAGCGACTGATCCATGTCCTCGGCTCCAAATAATGAGGCATGACTGGTTAAAAATTTAAAAATACCCTTGGTCAAGGCCTTAAACGCATACATCAAGGCCTCAAATCCTCTGTTAACTGCGCCTGATATTAATGATATAAACTTGTCAAAAGCTTCTGCCAGTGCCAGGCTGGTATCCTTTAATGCATCTTGGGCTTCTTTTGCAGAGTCAGCGCGTACTTTACCCGCAGCCACGTCAAGTGCAGCTTGATCAAGACTGCCCTTGGCTATCTGTTTGGCGGCGCCTGTTAGGCTGTCTGAAGTTATAGCCGTTTGTTTTGCAGTATCGTTTCCAGCCAGCATAAAAGTTCGGCCATATTGGTCTGCAACTTTGTTTATGGCGACCTTCATGCGCAGGTCAAAATCAGTCGCAGTAATTCTATCAGCTTTGAGATCAGCAATTGCCTGCAACAAATCGTCACCAGCAAGAGCAAATTGATTGCCCAACTTTATTGCTTCGGGTGTAATCAGGACATCCCTTGACATAGCATCGCGTATACCCGAACGTTGCTCTGCGCCATATTTGCTGGATAACTCAAGCCCAGCATTCAGCCGCTTCATAATGGCCTCGCCATTTGCCTGCGCCAGTATCTCACGTGACTTTAATTGCCAAGCTAAATTTTTCGCATCCTCATCCCGATTTTTTGCAACCTGATCTATACTTTGACCAGTTACTGCAGACAGTTCAATCAGCTCTGTGGCGTATTCTAATGATTCTTTACGTAATTGGTCTGTTTCTTTGTTCTGTAATCCACCAATCTTCAACTGAGTAGACACATATTGAGCCTGAACCTGAGTGAGTTTTTCCTGGCTGATACCCAATCTGTTAAACTGATGCCTTACATCAGGCCCCACAGTGGATATCTTTAGGAAGTTTTTCATGCCTTCACCAGCGGTGGAGCCCAGACCCATTAGGTCTCCGCCCATTTTACTCATGGTGTCAACTAATTTAGTAAAGGAACCGTTTGCGACGGGAAAATCTGCAGCGCCGGCCGCTGCCATCAAGCTATCAGTACTGAATGCGGCAGCTCCGCCCACATCAGCCAGCTTGTCATAGCCTGATATTATGGTGTCATTGCTTTTCAGCACTGAACCCACCACTGCGCCCACTATTTTTATCAGCCCGCCCAGCACAAACGTAAATGGACCACCAGCCAACTGCGCCAGTCCGCCCAGACCGCTGGCCGCGTCAGCAATAGCAGAACCATATTTTGACATGCCCTCTTGTCCATTGGTCAGTGATCGGGAAAACTCTATTGCACCTGATCCCATTAGCTGCAGGCTGTTAACGGCCTGATTGACAGTCACTGAGGCCGCCCTATTGCTTTGATCCAGCTGCGCACTGGCATCGCTCAAACTACGGGCTGCACGGTTCAATTCTTCTAGTATTTCTCTTTGATCTGCCATTATATTATCCGGTTGCTTTTACCCACTAAATACTTCTCAGTATATTTAGTCTGTCAACCAGCCCATATTAGGAGAAATCAATGAGCATAGATCATAACCCACTAAAACAGTATTTTCGCAGACCCGGCATCTATTTGAAATTGCCCAGCAAGGGCGTGGGCTACAGTGCAGCCACTATTTCTATTCCCGAAACCGGAGAAATTCCAGTCTATCCCATGACGGCAATTGATGAGATTACCAGCAAAACGCCAGACGCACTGTACAACGGCAGCGCAGTTGTAGATATCATACGCAGTTGCGTACCCTGCATTCACGATGCCTGGGCAATCAGCAGCACCGATCTGGATGCCATACTGGTGGCTATCAAAATTGCCACAAACGGCAATGAAATGGAAATGGAAGTCACTTGCCCCAGCTGCAGCGAAACAGCACAATATGGCGTTAGTTTGAGTATTGTACTCAACAACTTTGTACCCGGCGACTATGAGATTCCACTGCATATCAACGATCTCAAAATCAAGTTCAAATCACTGTCATTCAAAGAACTCACTGCCAGTACCATCAAGCAGTTTGAGATGCAAAAGCTGTTCTACAGTATCAGCGCCATGGAAGAAGGAGCAGATAAAGAAAAAAGAACAAGTGAAGCACTGAAGATCATATCTGATTCCACGGTAGAAGTACTGGCCAATACCATTGAATACATTGCCACACCAGAACTAGTGGTTACTGAAAAGCCATACATACTGGATTTCTTGTACAACACTGACAAGAACACGTTTGATATGATCAAAGATCGCAGTGTGGCACTGAGAGAGACTACGCAGACCAAGCCGTTGCATATCGCATGTAACAGTTGTCAACATGAATATGATCAACCATTCACGTTGAATGTAAGCGATTTTTTCGGCTAAAGCTTCTATACCTAGACTCCCCGGGTATAACGAAGCTGGTTGAAAATATGGAGAAAGACGTAAAGGCTATCAAAAAGAACGCACAAAGAATAGCCTGGTACATGCGCGGGTCAGTATCTTATACTGATGTATTGAATATGAGTCCTGACGAACTGGTATCACTTAATGAGATTATTGAAGAAAACTTAGAGACTACCAAGAAATCACAGATGCCATTCTTCTAAGCCATAGCACACCATATGCTAATGGGTTATATCATTTACTACTCTAGCGATGAGCTAACGCTCATCTAATCCCTTCTCTATTCGTTCGTTTCACTCACTCATATGTTCGGGATTACTTTACTGGTATATTATTAGTATTAAGACTCACATGCCGATTAGAAGCCATGGTAGTGCTATTAAGCACTACCAATGGAAAAATCATAAACATGCCATGACCATCATCCTTTGTTGTCTGTTCCCCGAATAATCAGCTCTTTTCTGCTATTATTCGCCACCGGTCGCTCTGTAAAGTTTGATGGGACTGTAGTGAAGCTATTGTGTTTAACACAATTCTTCCGCGACGCATGTTTTATAGTTTCAAGACAAAGTGTACTATAAACTCATTGAGGGTTCCCTATATTGATTGCCCTCTCGGTATTCCCCAAGATCACTCTTGGGCATACTCCAGATCCATCGGCTACGGGCCTTACCCCGGCTGACTCAAGGAGGATCGAGGAACCTCGATCAAACTAATTTTTTTACTGCTGTTGTGTTTAAACTACTTCTGTGTTGGGTGTACTGCTGTGAATTGACGTGGTGTCTGGCGAGCCGGAGTATAATTTAACTAAATCTGTGTTGTGCTTGAAAAAACTATCAAATTCCATAAGGTACCAATCACCGTGTTTTTTACTTCCGTAAAAGAAGAAATTATCAGTGATCCAAGTAAGCTCGCACTGTACAAGTACATAACGACCTTTCCTGTTAAATTTCATAAAAAGTATATTTAGATCACCTGGATCAGCCACTGCTAACAGTTGCTCTATCCAACTATCTAAAACCTTATGTTCTCCGTTGAGTAATAAGTGGAATGTGAAATCACCGTAGAACTTGCATTCAGCATTAAATTTGGGAAAGCTTTCTCCGGGAACGATGTCCCCTTTGAAACTGCGAATCTGACCAGCATGCAAAACTTCAGTGCGGCTTTGATTCTTACCTCCCACATACGCTCCAGATCCCGGTGCTCTGATGAAACTTTCGCTGTATGATTCAGACAAGAACTTGGCGATTTCTCGCTCAAATCCTGATCCTTTATTTTTGCTCGGTGAACTCATGTTTATACTTATCTTACTTATGCGCTATTGAAATTTTATTTGGAATAGCAGCATATTTTACTCCATTTCGGTACTGGTACTGTATGTTGTGAATCCATTTTCTTTGGTTACTCGCAATACGCTGTGAACTCGGCCTGCAAGTTCTTCACGGTGACTGACCAACCATATGGATTTGTTTCTGGTTCTGGACATGGACTTCAACACTGCTAGGCTATTTTCAACTCCCATGGAGTCCAGTCCACTGTCAATCAATTCATCAATGAACAGTGTGTTAATGGGACTGTACAGATTCTCCCACACATCACGGAATGCAAAACTCAATCCCAAGATCAGTCTGTTGGCCTCGCCGCGGCTCAAGTTACCAAAGTCTAAACTACGACCCAGTTCAGTAATCTCAACTGACAAGTCATTTAAGAAAACCACTTGGTGAGGCAGACCAATACGATCCAGATAGTGTGTGAGTCTGGAATTCAAGAAAGACAGATTTTGATCAATGATCTTTTTACGAACAAACGAATCTTTGCTGGTTAACAAATCTAACAAGAACTTCTGATGTTCCATTGTTTTGGTTATCTGATTGATCTTGTCAAAGTCAATGGCCTGCAGTGCTTGGTTTTCCATATCTGAAATCTGTTCGCTGTATGGATCAGTTTCTGCCACTTTGGCGGCCAGACGATCTTGAAGATTCTGAATACTGCTGCGATGTTGAATAGCATCTTCTTTGTCATCGTAGAATACCACTGGAGCCAGGCCCAACACGCCCAATTCATCCAGTGCCTGAGTTAATTCTACCAATTGTCCACTGGTAGTCACCACTTGCTGAGCAGCCTCTTCTAGTGCCTTTTGTTTAGCAGCCAACACCTGTTCATGCTTTTCGTCATGCAAATCTTGACCACAGGCATAGCATTCATGTTTCTGCAATGAAGTAACTTCAGATTTTAACTTGTCCAGAGTCTTAGACTCTTTGGTCAAGTCCAGTTCTGCTCTGACCTTGAGTGCATTTACATCCTTGATATCTTTAGCCCGCTGATTGTACACATCCAGTGCAGCATGTGCTTGAATCTCACTGGTGATATCTATCTTTAACAGTTCATCAATAGCAGACTGCAGTCCAACCACATCTTCTTGATGTCGTGTTACCCACAGTCTCTGTCTTCTGGCCAGTCCTTCAATTTGTTCAATGATTCTTTTGTTGGCTTCTTCAATTGCTCTGACCTTGTATTCTTCTTGTTGTATGTTGTCTTTGGATTCTTTGATCAGGTTCTTGATAGTTTCGGCCTTCTCACTCAACAGTGTGATGCCCAACAACTGTTCAATGATGTTACGTTGATCATTGGCCCGCATGGCCAGAAACGGTTCGCTGTATGTGTTCAGTGCAACAATGTGCTTGAACATATCGGAACTCATGTTGATAACTCGCTCAATCTCCACTTGAGTTTCTCTACTATCACCCTGTGCAGAGTCCTGCGACAAATGCTCTAGGTCATTGATAAAGAACTGTAGAATGTTGGGCTTGCGACCGCGCACAATCTTGTATTCAACGCCACTGATATTGAACTCCAGTGTCACCACCATGTTCTTACCATTGGTTCTGTTTACTAAATTGTCTTTTTTAATATTGTTGATTGGTATGCCAAACAGTGCATAGCTCAATGCCTGAATCAAACTGGTTTTGCCTGTGCCATTGCGAGCACCGTCACCACCCAAGTCAAGGTTCTCACCCAGAATTAAGGTCAGTTCTTGTTGATCAAAGTTAACTGCTTGGCACACAGCTCCAATGCTTAAAAAGTTTTTAAGTGTTATGTTCTTGAGTGTTAGGCTCATAGGTTATTATAGATATCCAGCAGTATTTTTTTGTCAAAGCTATCACTTTCAATAGCGTTAATGCTTTCAGTAACGATCTGATCAACTCCCTCAAATCTCAATCCAGCAATGTCGTTTCCTGCTTCAAGTTGATCCAGTTTCATGGGAATCAATGCCATTTCACGTAAATTATGTTTTGGAATCAGAGTTTCTCGTATAAAGTTTGCTTCTTCGTAGCTGATATCAATATCCAAGTGTACTCTAACATGACTGTTAGGCAACAACAATCCCTCAGGATTTTCCAGCACATCGCTGAGTTTGTGTACACGAAACAGTGGTTGATTGGGCCAGCTGTGAAACTCAGGCTCTTGTCCCCAATCCAATATCATCATGCCACGAGCATCGTCGCCTGCATCAGCATAGTTGTGTGGGAAGGCATTGCCAATGTACCAGATGTTTTTTCTGGCTTGGCGATGATGAAAATGTCCACTGAAGGCCATTTCAAAACCACTCATGTGCTCATCTCTGATCTCACCGTGGTCAGGCATCAGAACTTTGGCGTTCATGTAGAAGTTGGGCAACTCAAAGTGACCAAACAGATACTTGCCACTTAGCTTGGGTAATTTTTTATGATCGTCTTGAACTAACCAGGGAGCAATAGTAACATCACCCTGAGTGAACCAATCGTTTACGATTTGAACATTTGGTAAATGCTTAGCCCACTCAACACTATGAACATCCCTGCGATCACGATAATAAAGATCGTGATTGCCTGGTATAAAATATACCCTATCAAAGTTATCATTTAGTTTCTCCAATGCACGTAGTCCAAACTGTAGAGTTTGGATATTGATACTGGCTCGATGATGGTTGTAGTCGCCCAAGAAGAAACAAGTCTCACACCCTTCTTTCTTTGCTTGAGCTATAAACCAATCTACAAAATTCTCGCAATCGGTATTATGCTGTAAACTGTTGCTCTTAAGTCCATAATGTATATCTGTGAAAATTGCTGCTTTTTTAAATAGGTTCATGTGTTAATTATAACAGATGTTGGGCCTGATAACAAGCAGATTGGTATTATTCCTCGTAGGAAGAAGTACTGGTATTCTGTCTACTCCAACTTGGATTCAACCCATTGAGTTCCAAAATGTCATCACGTATATTTTGGCTACGCTTTTCGGTGTTCAACACACGACAGAAACTATTGGTAATAGCTGCTGTATAATAAGCAAATGGGTTTGCACTCTTGGCTTCGTTGAATCTGAGACCAACGTAGGTAAGTTGCAAGATAGCACTGTTGCGCATCTCATCGTTGTATGTGTATCCACGCCAATTGAACTTCATGGCATACTTTTCACACAGCATGATGTACATTCTGGCCAACTTGTTTGTGATATTGCCCTGATCTTTGTTGAATGAACCTGTGTCCAAATCTCCCAGCCAGTGACTTTTACCAATACATCTGAACGTGTTGGTATTGTCCAGTCTGAAATGCTGGAACGGTGGAAAGTTAACCTTCACGTGCACCATGTCATCAACTTCTGCTGCAGTAATTGGGTCTTCCAGCTCTGCAAAGATTTCGTCAGTCTGATCTTCAAACTCAAAGATATCTTTGGCAGTTTTCTTCTTGTCTACTTTTCTTGGCTGTTTTGGGGCAACTGGGATATGACTCCAAGTCATTACCCTGAACACCAAATCTGTAACAGGAATGTCCTCATGCTTGACTGCCGCCCCAGATAATAGGGTAAGTCTGGTGGCTCTGGTTTCTTTTGCTTGTTGAATAGTCTCCGGAGAGAGTGCAAAATCCAAGCTGTCTTCTACGCTGCTCTGTGGCATATCTACGATAAAGTCGTATCTGTGGTCGATAGATTGATCCAAAAACACGCAATATGAATTCTTGCTGGCGTGGATTTCCTTCAAAATATCTTTGTTATTTAAGTAGTTTACGGGTTTTTTAGTTGGTATGCTCATATGTAAGGGTTAGGTTAGAACTGTGTCACTGGGACAAGTATAACATATTTCGTAATAGAAATGCAATATATTTCTTGGAGAAAGGTAAAAATACCACTAATATTTATGGCTAAATACTAAAAGGACAGGGAATAATCATGGCAGATACAATATCAACACCACCGTTTGTAAAAGATATAGCGTTTGGGGTAACCGAACCAGCTATTGATCCCTCATCTTTGGTGTCAGTGGCTGCCCCGATCTCCAATGACACGTTAAAGTACAATGCTATTTCTGGTGGTGCAAACGGGCAGGTGAACTTTGTTGAACCAACTATGCCAATATCTACCCCACAACCAATTGATCTGGATTCACTAAAGTACAGTGCAATTTCAGTGGGAGCAATTGGTGCTGCTCCTGTAGTAGCGCAAGAGCAAAAACCCATTGCGGGCAGTGCTGGTATTTTGGCAGGAATCACTGCCAATGCAGCTCCCACTATCACGGCCACTACTACTCCTACGGTGACTGCCACCAAGAAGACTACGGGTGCTGACATATCTGGTGGTAAGTCCAATGATTGGCGAGTTAAACTAAGTTTAGCACCAAATGCAGATTATTTGTACAAAGGACTTAAGGAAGGCGAAGCAAGCATCTTACGTCCACTGGTGGCCACCAGTGGAGTGGTTTTCCCCTATACTCCCACAATCAGTGTATCATATGCTGCCAGCTATGATCCAGTTGAACTGACACATACTAACTATAAAATATTTCAATACAGAAATAGCAGTGTGGGTGACATCTCAATAAGCGCAGAATTCACAGCGCAAGACACCAACGAAGCTAACTATATGCTGGCAGTGATACATTTTTTCAAGTCTGTGACCAAGATGTTTTATGGGAAAGATTCATCACCCATAAGAGGTACACCTCCCCCACTGTGTTATTTGTCGGGATACGGCCAATATCAATTCGATAAACACCCATTGGTTATAACCAACTTTACTTATAGTTTACCCAATGATGTTGACTACATTCGCGCAGGAGATCCAGCCGGTTTAACCGCTTCAGGATTATCAGCGTTTGATAGAGGCAGCATTATTGGCGCCGCTGCCCCCAAGAAAGGATTCTTATCATCCAAGCTATCTAGATTATTTGGATCTAACGTTCAGCCAGCAGCGGCCACGCCGCCACCAGTGTTTAAGAGTGAGGGCAACTTGGGGGGGGAGGTGTACCTCTTATGGGTGATGAATCTTTCCCATAAAACATCTTGGTCACAGACTTGAAAAAATGTATCACTGCCAGCATATAGTTAGCTTCGTTGGTGTCTTGCGCTGTGAA